ACAGCCAGCAGCCATAGGGGTAACGCCCACCACGCCGGTGGATTTCCTGAACGACGATCCCAACGACGTGTTGGCCACTGGCGTCGTGCAATCGGCGCTCGCCTGGGGCACCGGACCAACCGTGCCGGCGAACTTCGATGAACGAATCTCGATCGGCGGCGTCATCGGCAACGGCGCAATCTTCACGTTCCCGCAGGGCATCGTGATTCCGATCAGCAGCGGGCTGGTCTTGTGGAATATCGGCACGAACGGAGTCGTGGACGCACAGGCGACGTTGGAGATCTAGTCGTCTGAGGAGTTGATTCATGCTGGTTCGGCGCGGTAGACAGTCGGCACCGCGTCCGGCGCAGGGCTCGCGCCTCGTTGCACCCGAGGTAGTAGCGTCTGTTGAAGCCGCCGGCGTTGTCCATCGGGCTACGCGCGCGGCAGCAGTGCCGCCGATCGGGCGGTCTCGGCTGTTCGCGCCGGAGGCCGCGGTAGCGGCATTCGAGGCCGCGGTCGTACACCGTGCGGTATTGCGCGACCTGGCGAGGCGGCCGGAACGCTCCCGTCTGTTCGCTCCCGAGGTGGCGGCGGCGGTTGCAGAAGCGATCGCTGTGGTGCATCGCGCGGCGTCACGGCCGGCGCCGCCCCCGAGCCTGCCGTCGCAGTGGTTCTCGCCAATGGTGGAAGCTGCGGCGGAAGCCGCGGCCGTCATTCATCGTGCTGTCACACGGGTGGTCGTACCGCAGCCAGCCGCGCGATCGCGCTTCATCACGCCGCTGGAAGCCGCAGCGGTAGCAGAAGCCGTCGCTGTCATCCATCGGGCGGTGGCACGCGGCATTGCGCTGCGTCCTGCGGATCGTTCTCAGCACTTCGCATTGGAAGCAGAAGCGGCTGTGATCGAAGCCGCGGCCCTGATTCACCGCGCATTGGTGCGCGCATTGGCACGACCACCGCAGCTGTCGCAGCTGTTTGCGCCACATCCCGCCATCATCGACGTCGGCAGTGCCGTAGCCAAACGTATCGTCATAGTTGACTATGACGGCCGCATGATCACGGTCGATAATCATGGCCGCACTGTCGTCGTCGCCGGGCCGAGCAGAACGATCTAGCACATGGGAATCACCGTAAATGAGCGATTTGCAATTGTTGCCGATCAACGGTGAGTTGCTGTACACCTTCGACTTCACGAACGAGGTGCCTGCTGCGGTGACCGTCACGGCAATCGATTACGTTGTGCCTGTCCAGCTGGCGCAGTTCGCCGACAGCGACGATCTGGCCAACAAGAAGGGCACCATCGGATTGCGCAAGGGCACATCAGGCGCGCACGGGCAGACGTTACAGGTCGAAGCCAAGGCCACGCTGTCGAACAACGAGAAGGTGCCGAAGTACCTGACCGTGCGCATTGATTGATGAGCCGCAGCATCTACCTGACCCGTCGCTGGCGCGATCGTGTGAGGCCAGCCCAGTTGCGACGCGAGCCGCTGTGCCGCGCGCATCAGGCACGCGGACGCGTTGTCCAGGCTACCGAGGTCGATCACATCAAGCGGATCTCCGAGGGTGGAGATCCATGGGACGAGAACAATCTGCAGTCGCTATGCCACGACTGTCACTCGTCGAAGACCGCCAGCGACAAGACAGGCAAGCCTATGGGTGGATGCGACGTGCACGGGATCCCGCTCGACCCCCGGCATCACTGGCGCAAGGGCAAACACGCCCACATGCATGCCCCTGAGAGTGCCCGCTGAACACTGCGGCAGAGCAAGTGCGGGTAGGGGGATTGAATGTCTACAGCTTCGATGGTGACGACCGAGCGTACAGGTTTCCGCGCATAGCCGCGATTCAATTGGAGAATTTTTCGCAGTGCCGCGCGTTCGTACACCGACCACCATCCGCAAGAAAAAGGGGAACCCGGGGAAGCGACCGTACAACAAGCGCGAGCCGAAATTAAAGGCTGGCGAGCCAACGGCGCCTGATGGTCTCGATGCGGACAGCAAGTCGGAATGGAAGCGTCTCATCAGCGAGGCCTTCAAGCTTGAGGTTCTGACGAAGGCGGAGCGCGCGATCATCACGCTCGCCGCGCTCGCGTACTCGACATGGATGCGGGCCGAGCGCGAACTCGACAAGAATGGCCTGACCTACGAGACCGAAGGCACCGAGGGCCAGCGCATGCTGAAGGCGAATCCGGCCGCGACGATCGCGGCGGACGCCTGGCGGCGCTACAAGTCTGCGGTGATCGAGATCGGGCTGTCGCCGGCGGCGCGCTCGAAGGTCAATACGGTGGACGCAAGTGAAGAAGACGACGCCCAGGCGAAGTACTTCCACTAAGCCGCCGCGTCGCACGGCCGCCCAGCTGGCGCTCTGCCGACGGGATCCGACGACGTATTACGCGCGCGAGGTCGTCGCCGGGCGCATCGTGACCGGACCGCTGGTCGGGCTTGCGACCGAGCGGCACCTGCGAGATCTGCGGGATGGCTCGAAGCGTGGGTTGTCGTGGCGGGTCGAGGTTACGCTCAAGCTGTACGGCTATTTCCGCGACGTGCTGCGCTTGAATGGCGGGCAGTTCGAGGGCCTGCCGTTCGAGCTGGTCGGCACCGGACCTGGCGGCCCGTGGCAGGCCTTCATCGGTGGATCGATCTACGGCTGGTACGGCGCCGACGGCTTTCGCCGGTTCCGCACTGCTTACATCGAGATCGGCAAGGGCAACGGCAAGAGCCCGCTGGCGGCCGGCATGGGCATGTACTGCCTGACGTCCGATGGCGAGCAGCGCGCCGAGTGTTACGCGGCCGCGGCTACCAAGGACCAGGCGATGATCCTGTTCCGGGATGCGGTCGCGATGCGCGATCAGTCGCCGCTGCTCGAGAAGAAGATCATCAAGTATGGCGGCCTGACGCCGTGGAACATGTTCTACCCGGCGACCGAGTCGTTCTTCCGGGCGATTTCATCGGATGACAAGCAGTCCGGCCCGCGACCGCACTATTCGGCCTGCGACGAACTGCACGAACACCCGGACGGCACCGTAGTCGGGATGCTGAGTGACGGCTTCAAGTTCCGTCGCAACCCGCTGCTGGTCGAGATCACGAACTCGGGCGTCAACAAGACTTCGATCTGCTACGAGCACCACGAGTATTCGGACCGGGTACTGAACGGCCGGGTCGAGGACGATTCCTGGTTCGCCTACGTTTGTGGGTTGCACAAGCGCGACAGCTGGAAGAACCCGAAGACCTGGATCAAGGCGAATCCGAACCTCGGCGTGTCGGTTACCGAGAAGTATCTGCAGGAGCAGGTCAAGAAGGCGGAGGGCATGCCGAGCACGGCATCGAAGGTCAGGCGCCTGAACTTCTGCCAGTGGGTCGGGGCATCGACGCCGTGGATCGATGGGGACAAGTGGACCGCGTGCGAGGACGACAAGCTCGACATCGCGCAGTATCGCGGCTCGCGTTGCTGGGGCGGACTCGACCTGTCGGCGCGCCTCGACCTGACGGCCCTGGCGCTGACGTTCATCAGGCCAGACGGCGTCGGCACCGACAGCTTCCTGTTCTTCTGGACGCCAGAAGAAGGGCTGCTGCAGCGCGAGGACCGCGACAAGGTCCCATACACCGTCTGGCGCGACACCGGGTTCCTCTTCACGACGCCCGGCGCGTCGGTCGACTACGAATACGTGGCGCGCCGGATTATTGAGTTCCGCGAGACCTACGGTCTTGAGACGCTGGCGTTCGACCGGTATCGGATCGAGGAGTTGAAGCGAAAGTTCGACGATGCTGGATTCGAGTATTCCGTCCTGGACATGGATTCGACCGAGGAGGTCAAGAGCATGGCGCGCGGCCTCGTACTCGCCAATCACGGTCAGGGATTCAAGGACATGACGCCGGCGGTCGACGGACTCACCTCAGAAGTCGTCACCGGCCGCCTGCGGGTGCGGACCAACCCGGTCCTGACGATGTGCTCCTCGAATGCCGTGGTCACCTCGGGCGCCGCCGAGGAGAAGAAGTTCGACAAGCGCAAAGCGCGGGGACGGATCGACGGCATCGTCGCGCTCGCCATGGCACAACGCTGCGCGGCGGTATTCAGCGGCCGCCGTGTCGGCAAGTCGTTCTGGGAGTGAGCTGAATGGCGTTCCGGTGGAAGTTCTGGGAGCGCGAGCGCAAGTACGACTCGCTGGAGCTATTCAGGGAAATCTTCGGCGGGACCAGGAGCTGGGCGGGCAAGGAGATCACGCTCCAGACCGCCATGCAGGTGTCGGCGGCGATGGCGTGCGGCCGCGTCATCTCCGAAGGCGTCGCGATGCTGCCGTGGAAATTGCATCAGAAGTCCGGCCGGCAGATTCTGACGGCGCCGGAGCACCCGCTTTACGACAAGCTGGCGATCGCTCCGAACCCGCTGCAGACAGCGTTCGAGTTTCAGGAAACGATCGGACTGCATCTGGCGTTTTGCTTCAACGCATACGTCTGGACGCCGACCGTTGCCGGCCAGCTGGATGCCCTGTATCCGTTGGAGCCCGGGTGGGTCAAGGTCAACTATCGGTGGCCGGATCTGCCGAGCTACGAGGTGCGCGTTGGGGATGGCCGTGGTCCGATCAGGATGTCGGCCGCCGAGATCTGGCACATCCGCGGACCCTCGTGGAGTTCGTATATCGGCCTCGAATTCATGAAGGTCGCGCGCCAGGCGCTCGGTTTGTCGATGGCCCTCGAGGAGGGGCAGGCCAAGCTGCAGTCGGAAGGCATCCGGATGCCCGGGTATCTGTCGATCGAGGGGACGGTCACCGACGAGCAGCAGAAGAAGCTTCGCGCATGGATCGAGCAGGAGCACTCGGGATCGGCGAACGCCGGTAAACCGATGATCCTCGATCGGGCGGCGAAGTGGATCGAGACATCGATGTCGAATGTCGACGCGCAGCTCCTCGAGCAGCGCAGGCTGGCGATCGAAGAGGTGTGCCGATACATGCGTGTGCTCCCGATCATGGTCGGTCATCCGAGCAACACGGCGACCTACGCGAGCGCGGAGCAGATGTTTCTCGCGCACCTCATGTACACGCTCGGCCCCTGGGCGCGCCGCCTCGAACAGAGTGCGGACAAGCGCCTGCTGACCAGGCAGGAACGCAGTCAGGGCTTCTATACCAAGCTGAACGAGAAGGCGCTGCAGCGCATGGCCGCCAAGGACCAGATGGAGTACCTGGCGCGCGGCGTGTTGACCGGAATCTACGTGCGCAACGAAGCGCGCGAGAAGCTCGACGAGAACCCGCTCGACGGGCTCGACGAGCCGTTGGCGCCGGCCAACACGTTTGTCGGCAATCCGCCGGCGCCGACTGACAAGCCGCCCGCCCCAGTCCCGGAATAGCTCAACAGGAGATGGATCCATGAAGTTCGAGCGCATGCGCTGCGGACTGCAGCTGAAGTTCGCTCAGGACGATTCAGACACCAAGGTCGGGACGTTTTCCGGCTACGGCGCGGTGTTCAACAACCTCGACGCCGGCGGCGACGTCATCGCGCCGAGCGCATTCAAGGCATCGCTCAAAGAATGGAAGAGCCGCGGGAAGCTGCCGAAGATGCTGCTGCAGCACGGCGGGTTTTTCGGACCGGCCGAGGACGGCATCCCGGTCGGGCAGTACTCGACCATGGAGGAAGACGCGAAGGGGCTGTTCCTCGAGGGGTCACTGTTCGCCCTCGACACGCAGAAGGGCAAGTACATCTACGAGGGGCTGAAGTCGGGCGAGCTTGACGGCCTGTCGATCGGCTACGAGGTGATCGACGTGAGCTACGGCAAAAAGCCGGACGAGCCGCGCCGCACCCTGAAGAAACTGAAGTTGCACGAAGTCTCGATCGTCACTTTCCCGATGAACGACAAGGCGACCGTCGAGGCAGCCAAAGCGATCGAGCAACTTCAATCCCTTTCCGACGCGGAAGACTACCTGCGCGATGCTTGTGGTTTTTCGCGTCAGCAAGCCGTGGCATTCGTGTCACGCATCAAAGGCCTACGTCCGAGTGATTCGGAGGGGCAAATCGCAGATCCGTCCGGATTGGTTCGTCATTTGGCCGGTCTGCGCCTGAAGTCCACCTAGCAGAGGAATCACTCACATGTCACTGGAAAACGATCTCAAAGAAGCGATCGATGGCATCGGTCGCAGCTTCGAGGAGTTCAAGGTCGAGAACAACAAGCTGATCGCCAAGGGCGTCAAGGACGCGCTGGCGGAAGCCAAGCTGGAGCAGCTCGGTCAGAAGATCGACGGTCTGACCGGCAAGAAGGAGGACCTGGAAAAGCGCATGAAGCTAGAGCGCGAGGAGCGCGAGGCGCTGGAGCGCAAGGTCAACCTGCTGAGCGTCAGCGGCGGCAAGCCGGCAGACGATCTCGAGCACAAAGCGGTCCTGGACTTCAACGTCCAGATCAAGGCGGTCGCGCAGTCGCGTCGGCAGCCGCCGCCCGCGGACGTCGATGTCGAGGGCTTCCGCAGCTACAAGCGGGCCTTCGAGTCGCTCTGCCGCAAGGGCCGCGACGGCATCACGAGCGAGGAACTGAAGACGTTGCAGGTCGGCGTGGAGGCCGATGGCGGCTTCCTGGTCCCGGCCGACACGAGCGGGCGCATCATCACGCGCGTGTTCGAGTTGTCGCCAATCCGCGCGATCGCGAACGTGCAGCCGATCGGCAGCGACCGCCTCGAGGGCATGTGGGATCTCGACGAAGCCGCTGACGGCTGGGTCGGGGAGACGGGCGGCCGTCCCGATACCAAGACGCCCCAGGTCGGCAAGTACGAGATCCCGGCGCACGAGCAGTACGCGCGGCCGCGGGCCTCGCAGAAGCTGCTCGACGACGCTGCGGTCGACATCGAGGCCTGGCTGGCGCTCAAGGTCGGCGATCGCTTTGCACGCCGGGAAGGCGCGGCGTTCATCGTGGGCGATGGCGTGTCGCGGCCGCGTGGCTTCACGAACTATCCGACTGCGGCGACCAGCGACGCAACGCGGGCCTGGGGCACGATCGAGCACATCAATACGGGCGTCAACTCGGATTTCGCCGCGTCCAACCCGGCGGACATCCTGTTTGACCTCGAAGGTGCTTTCAAGACGGCCTACCTGGGCAACGCGAAGATCGTGACGCGTCGCCAGGTCGTGACCAAGGTGCGCAAGTTCAAGGGCAGCGACAACAACTACCTGTGGCAGCCCGGACTCGCCGCCGGCAAGCCGTCGACCCTGATCGGCTATCCGCTGGTGATGGCGGAGGACATGCCGGCGCTCGCGGCCGGATCCCTCTCGCTCGCGATGGGGGATTTCAACGAGGGTTACCAGATCGTGGACCGGCTCGGCGTGCGCGTCCTGCGCGATCCGTACACCGAGAAGCCGTACGTGATCTTCTACTCCATCCGGCGTGTTGGCGGGGCGGTGGTGCAGTTCGAGTGCATCAAGTTCGTCCGCTTCAGCACCTGATCGCGTAAGCGGGCCGGCGGATCCCGCGCTGGCATGGGCTCGCGCGGGATTCCTGAATCTTTCCATCTCCACTTTCCAAGGAAATCGCAATCATGCGCGACTTGCTCAACGATCTTCAGTTCAAGCGCGGGCTCTCGCCCGTCGCCAGCGGGGCGGACAACACGCCGCTCGTCTCTCAGATCATCGATCGGCTGGGATATGACTCCGCCGGATTCGTGATCGCGACCGGCGCCCTGCCGGATGTGGACGCAACGTTCACCGTGCTCGTCGAGCACGGCGATGCCGCGAACCTGTCGGACGCCGCGGCCGTCGCGGACGAGGAACTCATCGGTCAGGACCCGGCGAGCGCCAGCACGCCCGAGGTGCAGGCTGGCTTCACGTTCGCTGCTGACGACAACGTCCGCAAGATCGGGTATCGCGGCACGAAGCGGTATCTTCGACTCACGATCACGCCGGCCGCGAATGCCAGCGCATCGCTGCTGTGCGTGATCGCGGTCATGGGTAACGCCGAGCAGAAGCCGGTCATCCAGGCGGCGGCCTGAGTCGAGCTGGACGCAGGAGCCGCCCACGGCGGGCGGCTCCTGATTCCGGCCCACCACCATGGGTTTGCAGCTGGTCCAAGGCCCAGCGCTCGAGCCGGTCACGCTGGGCGAGGCGAAGCAGCATTGCCGCGTCGAGATCCCGGACGACGATGCGCTGATTGCCGGGTACATCCTCGCAGCGCGTGATCACGTCGAACGCGAGACCCGGCGGGCGATCATCACCCAGACCTGGGATCTGCGGATCGATTCGCATTTGTGGAATCGGATTGACAGCCGCTGGCCGATCTACTGGGCCGGCGGTCGCTACGGTTTCTGCACCGGCATCGAATTGCCGCGCCCTCCGCTCCAGTCGGTGACGTCGGTCTCGTATGTGGATCTCGCCGGCGTTTCGCAGGTGCTGGCTGCCAATCAATACCAGGTCGTGGTGCGAAATGGTCAGAGCGGAGAAGGGCTGATCGTGCCGGCGTACGGGGTCAGCTGGCCAGACGTCAGGGACCAACCGGATGCCGTCACCGTGCGCTTTGTGGCCGGCTACGGCGGGTCGGAGCTCGTGCCGCACGCCATCCGTCAAGCCATGCTGCTGCTCATTGGTCACTGGCACGAGCACCGGGAGTCCGTGGTCGTCGGCAGCACTGTTGCCGAGCTCCCGATGGCGGTGCAGGCGCTGCTTTTCCCATTCCGCGTGTTCTAAGGAGTCCCCATGCCCCTGCAAGCCACCATCAAAGCCGCGATCCGCGGTTCGCACACGCGCGCTCTGGATCTCGCGGCGGCAGCGTTCCCGCTCGACAAGGTCGCCTCGATCGAGCTGCTCGACGGCGTCGGCGTCAACCAAGCGGACCGGCTGTTCACGGACCAGCGCACGATTACCGCCTCGGCGAATGACGACCTCGACCTAGCGGCGGTGCTGACCGATGCCTTCGGGCAGGTCATCACCTTCGCGCGGGTCAAGGCGATCCTGATCGTCGCGGCGGCCGCGAACGTCAACGACCTGGTGGTTGGAGCCGCGGCCGCGAACGCCTTCGTCGGACCGTTCGGCGCCTCGACGCACACGATCAAGGTGCGGCCGGGCGGCATGCTGCTGCTCGCGTGTGCGGATGCGACCGGCTGGGCCGTCACGGCCGGTACGGGCGACATCCTGCGTGTCGCGAACGGCGCGGGCGGCTCATCGGTCGTCTACGACATCATCATCATCGGCGCCTCGGCCTGAGTCATGCCGTCGCTGCGAGCGCGCTCCCTGATGGAGCTGATCACGGTCACGCGCGCGACCACCGCGACCTTCTGCAATTCCTCGGGCGCGCTCGCGACCGCCGCGGCAGGCGTGGCGCGCATCGACTTCGATCCGGTCACGCGGCTGTCAAAGGGCCTGCTGATCGAAGAGGAGCGGACGAATCTGCTGCTGCGCTCGCAGGAGATCGACCACGCTTCCTGGACTAAGGTCGCCGCGACCTGCGCGGGCGCGGCGATCAACGCGCGGATCGCGCCGGATCTCACGGTCACGATGGACAAGCTCGAGGAAGATAGCACCAACGCCGCGCACTACTGCAGCCAGGGCTACGCGAAGACCAGCTCGAGCGAGGTTCAGGCCTACGCATTGAGCTGCTGGGCGGTGGCGGGCGAGCGCTCGGTGATCCGACTGGTTCAGCAGGGGAACGGCAGCGGGAATAGAGCCAGCGCCGACTTTGATTTGGTCAACGGAATCGCGAACACGGCGGTCAGCGCTGGCGGATACGATTCGGCGCTGGCATGGATCGAGCCGTGGGGCGGCGGGCTGTTCCGGTTGTGCCTGACGCTTCGGATCAATAACGACGGCCAGGCGAACACGACCAGCTACGCACTGCTCAAGAATGCAGTGGGCGGCAGCGACGACTACGCCGGAACCACAGGATTCGGCGCCTATCTGTGGGGCCTTCAGCTCGAAAAGGGTCCCTTCCCGACGTCCTATGTCCCGACCACGACAGGTGCGGTCACGCGCAACGTGGACGACATTCGCATTGCGTCCCTATCGCCATGGCTGGAAGAAGAGGCGGCCGGCACAATCATCGCGGACTACTCGGTGCCGTGGACCTACTCGGCGCTGGATTCGGTGTCGCGCCGTATCGTCGAGATTGATGATGGCACTGCCAACAATCGGCATCTGGTTTACCTGTCCGGCGGCAAGTCCAGTTCGTTGACGACAACCGCTGCTGCCGGGGTGGCAGGAGGCACTGGAGCGGTCGATCATGCAGCACGAGGCGTTGTTGGCCGTATCGGCTGGGCTTGGAGCGCGAACAATTTCGCCCGCGCTGTCGATGGTTCCCTGCAATTGACTGATTCTGCCGGTGCGGTTCCTGGCACGTTGAGCGAGTGTCACCTCGGCGCGTCCAGCGGTGCGGCGACCGCACTCTGCGGCCACCTGCGCCGCCTCCGCTTCATTCCGCGCCGGGTCAGCAACACGGAGCTGCAGCAGCTCACGAAGGCGGCGTGATGCGCGCCGGGAAGCTACGCCACGTCGTCGAGTTGCAGAGGTCGGCCACCGCGATCGACTCGCATGGTGACGCGATAGCGACCTGGTCCACGATCGCGACGGTGCGCGCTTGCGTCTGGCCGCTATCCGGGCGCGAGTTCATCGCCGCCCAGACCCAGCAGGCCGAACTGACGGCGCGCATCGAGATCCGCGCCCGGCCGGATCTGGCGCTCACGCCTAAGGACCGGGTCAAGTGGGGCACGCGCCTCTTCGATATCCGGCACATCGTCGACCTTGGCGGTCGCGGCGTGGAATGGCAGCTGCTGGTCACGGAGCGGATCCAGTAATGGAAATTGAAGTCCGACTCTTGGGCATGAAGGAGCTGAATGCCAGGCTTGAAGAGTTGGATGCGCTCGGCCAGAAGAAACTGCTCAGCCGGGTCATGCGCCGGGTCGCCAAGCCGACGGCGCTCGCGGCCAAGTCGAACTTGACGCGATTTCGCAGGTCCGGCTCGCTTGGCTCTGCGATCGGCGTTTACGCCGCGCGGGCACGCAGCAAAGAGGTCGTGCGCTTCCAGGTCGGCGCACAGAAGAAGAATCGCACGGCGCTCTTTGTGCACAACGCTTTCTATCACCGCCGACTCAAGGGCATCTTCTATGGACACCTGCTCGAGTTCGGCCATCGAATCGGCACCGCGGAGACGGGCTGGCTGCGCAAGGGCCGCCGCCGCAAAGGTGCTGGAGGGTCGTCCGTCGGCAGGGTCGGCGCCAAGCGCTGGCTGACGCCGGCGGTTGATTCGACCAAGCACCGGATGACGGCCGCGATCCGTGACGAAATGCAGCGCGGACTCGATGCGATCGCCCGCCGCCGCGACCAGAAGAAGGCGAATACCGAGAGTCTGGTGCCGCCATGAACATCGAAGAAGCGGTCAAGGCGCGAATCGCGGCGCTCAACACTGCCGCCGGCGATCGCATCTATCGCGAGATCATCGAGGAGGAGCCGACGCTTCCGGCCATCGCGATCTCGCGCAGCGGCGGCGCGCCGTCGGCGCGTGAATCGAGCGGGGCAGGACTGATCCACTCGGCGCGCATCACGGTCGGTATCGTCGGCTGGACGCAAGCGGCCGTCATGCCTGTCGCTCAACAACTCGCACCGTCACCTGCTGCCAGGGCGGCGGGTGCGCCGATCGGCCTGGACGGATGGCGCACGGAGCAGGGCGATCCGGTGATCCTGTCTTGTCTTCTGCGATCGCAGCTCGAGCAACCCGAAATCGATGGCGACCACACGCTGCGGGTGGTCTTGCAGGACTACGAGATCAAATTCCGATAGGAGAGACCCATGCCTGGCTACGCATCGAATGGCTTCATCTTCCAGAAGGAAACCGGAACGCCGGGCACCTACGCCGTGGTCGCGCAGTGCATGTCGGTGACGCCGGTGAAGACCGAGCGCAACAAGAAAGAGGTCTACACGGCCGACTCGCAGGATCCGGTCGTCCTGCTCACGACCCGCGCCGCGAAACAAGTGGAGGCGACCTTCCTGTTCGACCCGGCGAACGTGGACCACCAGCAATTCAAGACCGACATCGACGCGAAGACTGCGCGCAACTATCGGATCATCTATCCGGATCCGGGCGCCTACCAGGTCCAGGTCAACGCCTCGCCGATTATGTACGAGCCATCAGAACTCGACGGCGAAGGCAGTGAAATCACGCTGAAGGTGAGCTTCTGCCTGCACAGCGCCGAGACGGTGACGCCGTAATGGATCGGCATGAACTCCTGAGCGCGCTCAAGCGCGCCACGATCCGCGAGCTTGAAGTCGGCGGCGCCAAGTTCCATATCCGCGGCCTGACCGGTGCCGAGCGCATTGAGCTGATGGCGCGGAACAAGGCTGCGAAAGAGGAAGGGGGCAAGCCCTTCACCGACTCCGAGCTCTGCTCGTGGGCGATCTGTTCGCCGGAAGGCGAGCGACTCTTCAAGGATGCCACCGAGCTCGGCGACGTCGACGGCGACGCGCTTGCGACCATCGCGCTCGCGATCCTCGATGCCTCTGGCCTGACCACCGGGGCTCAGGAGCGTGCCGCGGGGGAATCGCAAGCCAGCCCGAGCTAGCGCTCTGGTTCCGGCTGTCGCTCGCGCGGCACGAGCCGCTCGTCGATCTCCTCGAGCGGATGTCATCCGCCGAGTTCACCTACTGGATCGCCTTCTACTCCCGTGAGCCGTGGGGCCATGACGCCGAGATGTGGCGCATGGCGATGCAATGCGCCGTCATCGCAAACACGGCCGGCAAGAAGAAGGGCGGCAGGGCCTGGACGCCGAAGGACTTCATGCCGAAACGCCGGCGCGTGAACAAGCCGCGCGCGGCCCTACCTGACTGGATTCGGGAGAAGCTGGATGGCTAACGTCGGCACCGTCACCTTCGATGTCGCCGCCGAAAGCGCGAAGCTGCGCAGCGAGCTAGAAAAGGTCAAGAAGGACGTCGGCGGGATTGCCGCGACCGCGAAGAACTTCGAATCCGGCTTAAAAAAGATCGGCGGCGTCCTGGTCGGCGCCTTCTCCATCGGCGCCATCTCCGCCTTCGCCAGCAAGATCAACCAGGCCGGCGACCGACTGAACGACCTGTCGCAGAAGCTCGGCGTCTCGGCCTCCCGCCTCAACGTCATCGAACTCGCCGCCACCCAAGCGGGCGCCTCGACCGAGGCGGTGTCGACCGCGATGGCCAAGCTCACCGAGAACGTCGGCGCGGCCGCCATGGGCAGCAAGGCGCAGGCGGAGGCCATCGCGACGCTTGGTCTCAGCACGGCCGAGCTCGTCAAGCTCCGTCCCGACCAGGTATTCGAGGCGGTCACGCAGGCGTTGTCGCGCATGCCGAACGAGTTCCAGCGCGCGGCGGTCGCTCAGGACCTGTTCGGCAAAGGGGCCAAGGAACTCTCGCAGTTCTTCCGCGAAGGCGCCGACGCGATCGGGCAGGCCACTGCGTTTCTCGAGAAGCATAACGCCGTGCTGAGCGACCTCGACGTCGCCCGCATCGGCGTTATGAACGACCTGTTGGGCGCCCAGGGCATAGTGGTCGAAAACCTCGGCATGAAGTTCCTGAGCAATTTCTCGCCAGCCGTCGGCGTGGCGGTCGAGCAGTTTTCCCGACTGATCGAGGGTGCGGGTGGGGCGACCGAGGCGGGCCGGACCATGGGCATCGTGTTCGTGGCCGTGGTCAAGGCGGTCGAGACCGCGGCTTCGATCATCGCGGCTGTGTTCGAGTCGATCCGATCGGTGGTGGCGACCGTGATCGGCGTGGTGCTGAAGGGGCTCGAGAAGCTGGTCGGCGGTTTTGCCTTCGTCGCCGAGAAGCTCGGGCTCGACATTGCCGAAAATCTGCGCGCCACGCAGGAAGGGATCTCCGGCATCGCCGAATCGATGCTCTCGATCGCGAACTCGGCGGCGGTCAATGCGAAGTCGGCGGCGGCGAATGCCTTCCAGGCGGCCAAGGACGTCCTGAACAGCGCGGAGATCTTCGATCAGGCCAGCCGGCGACTCGAAGAGCGTGCCAAGGCGGCCGCCGCCCGGGCGCCAGGCGGCGGCGCCATTGCCACGGTCGGCGGTGGAGGCGAGGCCTCGCGGATCCTCGCCGATACGCCGTTGAGCGCCGGCGGTGCGGCTGGAAACGTCCGGGTCGAGGGGCCAGGTGATGCCGAGTGGGAGCGCATGCTGCAAGAGCAGCAGGACCGTGTGACCGAGTCCCTGCGCGCGGCCGGCGTGCTGCGGGTGCAGGAGTGGAGCGCGAGCCTCGATCAGATGACCGGGCTCTCGCAGCTCGCGGCCGATCAGCAGATCGTGATCGAGCAGGCCAAGTCCGGGATGATGAGCAACGTCACCGCCAGCCTGGTCAGCGCGACGATCGCCGGCACCGGAAAGATGGCGAAGGTGCAAAAGGGCATCGCAATCGCGTCCACGATCTGGAACACGGGCCGGGCCGTGATGAAGGCCTGGGCTGAAGTCCCATGGCCCGCCAACATTGCCGCCGCTGCGGCGGTGGCCGTGCTCGGGTTGCGACAGATCCAGACGATCAAGAGCACGAACTACAGCCCCAGTGGTTCGGTCTCCGGGAGCCTGTCGCTCGGCGGTGGTGGCGGCGCCGGCGGTGCCGGCGAGCAGGGCGGCTTCACGCCCCCGGCGGCGCTCACGCAGCAGGAGCCACGGCGCCAGGCGCAGATCATCATCCACGGAAACGTCTTCTCGTCGCAGGAAACCGCCCAATACCTGCTCGACGTGCTCAGCGAGGCGATCAACGACCGCGACGTGGTCGTTATTTCCGGTGATAGCCGCCAGGCGCTCGAACTCGGGGTCGGCTGATGCTCAGGATCCGCTTCACCGCCGCGCGCAGCCTGACGGGTGCGCATATCGCCGGCGACCTCATCGATCTGCAGTGCTCGGCTGAGGCGGTTCCCGTACGCCGGCAGGTCAGTCGCAGCGTGCAGAAGACGATGTCCGGGCGGCGCGAAACGATCTATCTGGACGGACGGCGTGCCTGGTCCGTATCGATCCCGCTGACGTCCCCGCAGCTCACCGAGCAAGTCCGCGAATGGCTGGAATCGTGCGAGAGCGGTGAGGCCTTCCTGTTCGAGCCGTATGCCGCCGAGGCCGGCGCTTCGCTCGATCTCGATTTTGTCGCGCAACGCTTCCGGGTCGCCGAGGCCCTGAACGCGAAGCTCGATTCCGAAGGGTATGAGGAGCAGGTCCTCGGCCAGGTCGGCACCGGCGGCGCCGACGACTACTACCAGGTGAACGTCACCGTGGTCGAGGCATGAGGGTTGATTCCGCCGCATTCGCACTGGCGAACCAGTCGGATGCCAAGAGTCTGCGGACGGTCGTCAAGATCGAATTCAGCGCGGCGTCGCTGTACCTGACGTCGCACGCCGGGATCTCCGGGATCCCGGCGACCGAAATCGCCGGCTGTGTGCAGGAGCCGTCGATCAGTTCGCAGAAGCTGAATCCCGACCAGGGCCGCAGCGAAATCGGCAGCGCGAGCTTCGAGATCGTCGACCTCAACCGCGCCTTCACCGACTACGTCCGCACGAAGCTCGAAGCCGGCGAGGGGCTCAAGGACAAGATCTGCCGGTTCTACCTCGGTTACGCCGCCATGGCCTGGGCCGACTTCAGCCTGGTCGGCACGCAGAAGATCAGTGGCGTCGCGCCGGATCGCGGCTCCTACCAGATCGACTGCATGGATATCCAGCGCGCCGCGCGCAAGGATGTCTTTACGCTCGCCCAGACCACGCTCGCGCAGTCGGTCGCCATCGGCGACACGACTATCAACGTGAGTTCGACGGTCGGGTTCTCGACCGTGTTCCACGGTCCGTCCTACTCCGACGCGCCGAGTTCGACTGTCGGCTACATCCGGATCAAGGACGAGAAGATCCGATATACCGGGACGACCTCGACCAGCTTCACGCGGGGCGCGCTCGGTACGATTGCCGCCGCCTACCAAGTCGACGGCAGCACGCCGACAGCTCGACGCGAGAAGGTGACAGAAGAGGTCTACCTCGAGCTGCCGGCGGTCAAACTTGCCTACGCTATCCTGACGGGCACGCTGCATGCGGCGCAAGCCGCCGCCGTCATCCATCGGGCGGTGACACGCGACATTCCGCTGCGTCCTGCGGATCATTCGCAACGCTTCACATTAAAAACAGAAGTGGCTGTGGTGCATCGCGCAGCGTCATGGCCGGCGCCGCCCCCGAGGCTGCCATCTCAGCGGTTAGCGCCGGCGGCGGAGGTTGGCGATTCGGCAAGCCTGCCGACCAAGTGGCATCTCGGGATCCCGACCAGCTTGGTGCGCCTCGCCGACTTCACTGGCATCGGCCCGGATCTGTGGAATACGAGCTCGGATTCCGACGGCGTGATCGTCCGGTTCGAGGGCCTGAACAAGACCGACGGCAAGGCCTTCCTGGAACTGGAGATTTGCCGGCTGCTCGGTGTCTTCATGCCGGTCTACATGGATGGCGCGCTCGGGATCCGGCGCATGACGCGCGTGCTCGACGATGCACCGGCCTTGGTGAAACTCGACGAATCGAACATCGTCAGCATGGGGGCGCTCAAGCACGACCTGGGCTCGATGCACAACGTGTTCGCGGTCGACTGGAACTTCAACGGCAAGGAGTTCACGCGACGGACCACCTACATCGACGCCACGAGCGCCGCAATCCACGGCGAGGCCACGACGCTCGAACTTAAGTTCAAGGGGCTGCACGGCGGTCGTCACACCGACGGCGCGATCTTCAAGCTGATCGACAGCCTGCGTGATCGCTACTCGGCGCCGCCGCAGCGGCTGTCGGTCGTGGTCCCGTTTCACCTGAACGGCCTCGAGGTCGGCGACCTGGCTGGGGTCACGGCGCAGTCGGTGCGCGACTTCGCAGGCCAGGGCAATTCGATCGACCGGACCTTCGAGATCCAGTCGACCAGTGTGAATTTTCGCAGCGGCGAAGTCGCGCTCGAGCTCTTCGGCTCGACGTCCGAGGCGGTCGCGCAATCACCGACCGCTGCCACGACCGCGTTGCCGGATGCGTTCTACACCGCGGAAGGCACGAACCTCACCTCGGTGTTGACGATCGTCGGCGGTGTGGTCAGCGCCGGCAGCTACAACCTGCCCGGCAACGCGAGCCTGACGGCCGCCGGCGCGATCTACTACTACGACGGCGACCTGACGATCCCGACCACCGTCACGCTCAACATCACGCTCAATGTGCAGCTGCGCATCAAGGGCGCGCTGACGATCAACGGCCTGATCGACGGCATCGGCGACGGACTCGCCGGCGTCGCCGATGACTCGACGCCCACTTCGCGACTGACCGGCAACGCCGGCTACGTGGGCAATGCCCGCGGCCAGGACGGCATTCATGTCGCCGTCGACTTCGCGGCATTCCCATGGTTCGGTCCCAGCGCCCCTGCGAGCCTCGCCACGCTACCGCCGGCGATGACGGTGGGGCGTAATCCGTCGTTTCCGTTCCTCTCGCTCCAGGTGGTGGGCAATACGCTCAAGGGCCTGCCGACGGACATCCGAGGCACCGGCGGCGGGCCGGGCGGCAAGGTCACCGAAGGCCCGAATTTCGTCGTGACCCCGATCGCGCAACGCCAGGCGGGCGGGACCGGAGCCGCCGGCGGCGCTGGCCTGTGCATCATTTCGCGCGGCCTGTCGCTCGGCATCGCCTCGCTCATCAACCTGAGCGG